AAGAATTGAAACCCTCGTAAGCTATTGCAATTCCTACCACATTGCCGTTACCGGTAGGCCACCCAGGTCCGTGGGTCTTGAGCCGGGTATCTTTCGTCTCCAAGTCAATTGCGATTTCCTTGATCCCGTCCGGGGTGATCGGTAATACCTCCACCGGGACCCATTCGGTCTTCACGCCGAATTTTGGTCTTGAGATTTTCTTTCATTTAGTGATCCACCGGGTACAAAGGAAGCTCTTTTTTCTTCGTTGGCTGTTGAACGGAAGGTTTTGTTTGTAGAAGCTTGACTAATCTTCTTACGTACCACTCAGCCTTTTGAACCTCAACTATAGGAGCGCTACCTTCCTTGAACCGGTAGCGAACTAAATATTTAAGAGCATTGCCCACTAGTACAGCTTCATCGCCGGGTAGATCGCGGACAACATCCATAATAGTGTCAATCGTTTCCAGCTTTGCGCGTTGGTAATGAGCGGGGGAGATAAGATCAGTCATAATTGCCAGCCTCTCTGCCAGTCTTCGGGCATCTTCAGGACTAGGTTCTCTTTTGCGCGAGTGATACCAACATACAGGACACGATAGGCGTCATCCGGATTTTTTGTCATCTCGTCGAGAGCTTTGCCGGAAAGGTCGAGCATGAGATAAACGTTGTCTGCCTCGCCGCCCTTCGCTCCGTGGATGGTGGAGAGTTTTATTTTTGGCTTGGAGTTCAGATCTACGCCCCGTTTAATAAGTGTTGAGGCGTAGGCACGGTCTTCTGGTTTGATCCGGTCCAGCACTTGGTCCCATGTGCCGTCAGCCTCTAATCCAAAGTGTTCGTGCAACAACCCAAGTGTAAATACATCCTGTTCGTGTGCAGCTTTCAACAAGCTCTTGGCACCACGTTGCAAGCGTCCGTCTTCACTGGTGATGTGCGCGTAAAGGTTTTGCGCTTCGGTCAAACTGATCTCCCTGTTCTGACCGGTAGTGAGATGTGTCCAAGCAGAAATGGCGTTACGAACTTTCTTGGAGAGGGAGGGACTGTTGAAGCGTTCAAAGAAATAACCACTGGTTTTAAGATAAGCACCAATTTCATTTAACATATAATTTGCTTGTGCGAGTATAAGCCATTGATCTGTAAAGTCTATTCCGTGGTGGTCGTGAACGAAACGTGTGCTGCCTTGGGCGTCACGGGGCGACCATTCTTTTTTCTGTCGATGTCGTATGCGACTGGAAACCTTGTCCGCAATTTTCCAAACAGAGCGCGGTACACGATGAGATTGCGTTAGAACTTCGCTGGCACCTTGTAAATTTATAAACTTTCGGATATCCGCCCCGCTCCATCCGAAGATCCCTTGATCGTCGTCGCCAGCGACAAACATGCGTTCGCATTTTTCGTTAATTAAATGGGCGATCTTCCATTGCAAAGGCGTCAAGTCNTGCGCTTCGTCCAGAAACACAACTTTCAGCTTTGGAATCAAGTCCTTGTTTTCGGAGAGGCCGACAAGCATGTCGGTGAAATCGCGAAGTCCGTTTTGCTTTTTAAACTTTTCGTACTCTGAGAAGATGTGCTTGAAGTGGTAGGACGTAACGTCAAGAGCCATCTGGTTGTAGGCCCACTGAGGTCCGTGTTCCGTGGTCCGCGCTAAGTCAATCGCTCGCATGATGGGATGGTTGCTGCGGAAGGTGAGGAAGCCTTCGTCCTCGACAGCGATTATACTTTCTGTGAGGTTCACCCCTACGATACTACTGAACTCTTTTAAGTGTGTTTCCTTCAGCACTTCCGCGCCACTGATACCCAGCAATTGGAACGCCAGCGAGTGAAGAGTGCGAAAGAAAATAAAGTCCTTGTCGGGGTCTAGTCCGAAACGTGCGACAGCTCGGTCCCGTGCTTCGTGGGCGGCTTTGCGTGTGAATGCAAAATACCCTATCTGGTGGGGAGGTGTGCCGTCCGCTAACAATTGCTCGACATGATTAAGAAGCGTAGTAGTTTTCCCTGTACCGGGAGGACCAAAATANCTAAACATTTTTTTTCACCAGTACTGCGTCAAGTTCATAACCCAATTCTGAAAGTAGCCGTTCCACTTTATAAATGGAGAGCTGGCGTGGCTCGTTGATGTTCTCGTAGTCAGCGATTGTTCGCTGGCTCATTCTGGTTCTGCGAGCCAGCTCACGCTGGGTTAACCCCGCCTCAGAGCGCAGATCACGAAGCAGGACTGACCAGTGGTTTTGTGAACGCGACTTGGGACCGAACAGTACTTCAACTGAAGAGAGATGCGCGAAATAGTGCTTTGCACATAGGAGGGTTTTATTTAACTCAATAACGGCCTTGTTGTCGCAGGAGTTACATTTTTTGTTTTTAAGCATCAGAAGGGGATATCCTCGTCGCCATCGAACTTGGAACTGAACTCATCTTCAATGGGTTCAAAGGCCGGGATGGACCAGCACCGGATGGGTCTACCATTGATACTAAGTTGCTCTGACAAACCGTCGATGTCTCGCAATCGTTGGGCAATCTTGTTGGACCGGTAGTCGGTAAACCGTTGTCGTTTTAAAAAAGCCTCCAGATCTTTGAGGCGAAAGTAGGTTCTTTTGTTGGACTCATTGGTCCAGGGTCGCCGGAGCAGGATCTCTTCTCTATCCAGCGCCGCTTGCATGTGCGTGGTGAACTCTTCCAGTAGCTCGTAGAACTGTCCGCGTATAGAGGTGTCCTCTGAGGTATGGATGATCGCACCTTCCGTTTCGACCATGGTGGACAACAGCGTATTCATTTGGGCTTCCCAAGCCTGACGGGTCATGGTGCGGGGCATTGTATTGATCTGTTCCATACACAGTATCTGGAACTTTGGTTGCCGCTGGAGAGCCTCGGTATCAAGCTCTACCGGGCTTCCATTGACGTCGAGAAACCAAAGGGGTGGTTCAGAATCATATTTTCTGAGATTAGCGATCCTCGGAGTGTTAGCATCACCACCAACACCGAAGCGACGAGAACGACACAGGTCGCGATTGCAAAAACTACTGATAGGCTGGTCGGAGCACCTGTATTGGTAATCTTTTTTACGGATCTGGTCCGCGACGACATTAACCTCCTTGAGGTCAAGCGGCGGTTGGAGCACAGCCTGATTGTATTCGAGGATTTTTGTTTCCCAGTCATTGGGAAAAGCCTTTCTGAGATAGACGCCCAAGTTAAAAAGCCCATTGTTTCTCGTGCCTTCCGGGAACCCTTGGCGCAGCAGGATCTGAAGACAGGGAGGGCCATTTTTGATGCGCTCATCTACTTCTATAATTTCTTTTTCAAGAAGCTGTTCTAATTCCTTCGGAGTAATGGCAGCAGCTTCTGCCATCTCTACAAATTCTTGTAGGGTTGCCGCCTCCCCATCCAACTTGAAGCCGTAGCGCAGTCCATCCTCATGGTTGAAATAAGGAAGGTTCAAAAAGTTCCCCGTATCACCTCGTTCTAATACCAGCCGGATTTGCTTGGGAAAAATCTCGGTATTAGCGAAGCCTATTTCGCTGGCTACTTCATTCAGTTTATTTTGGAGTGTCTCAGCGGCGACGGCTTCTTTGAGAAATATAAAGACATGTCCGCCACCGGACTTGCTTCGGCAGACTACGAGAGGAAGTTTTTGACGGTGGACAGTTTGAACAATTGCGGAGTGGTCAAGGGGATACTGGTCAATATCAATTGCGCCCCAAAAACACAAATTGGATTCGTTAATGGGGACGATCCCAACGCCCTGCTCCCCGGTAAGGTGCTTCTCAAAGGTAGCCAGTGTGCGCTTGGCGCGGACCACACTGGCTTTTCCTTTGGCCTTTCCGTTGGCTTGCTTGCCGGTAAGATTGAAGGTGCCATAGGCAGTCTCCAACCCACGAAAAAGCATAGCAAACCGCTTGATGAGTTCCTTGTCCATGGAGGGCGAAGCCCCCGGTAGCTAGAAAGGAACGTTGTCAGAGTCGGTGGCGTCTTCCTCGCGGCTATGCTGGACCTTAACCTGTCCCGCACTAATAGATTCCGCGAACAATCGGGCTTCTTGGTATAAGGCGATGTCCTCTATCAGAGAATCCTTGCTTATTTCCCACCCATGCCACGAACCGTTCTTATTTTCCTCTGGAGTACTTTTCAGCAACCAGATGTGAGCGAACCGCGCAGGAGTGAATAGGGTTCCCTTGGCATCCTTCATTTTTAAGGATTTCAAGGCGCTGTTCCACTGCTTGCTCTTCTTGAACTGAGTGGCCTTCATGGAAATTAAGGCTTGTTGGGTGATGCCATCTTCATCAATGACCAGCACGTAATGTTGGGCCGTCCGTTCAATGTAACGTCCGTTCCCATCCACAACGTAATCTTTATTGTCTTCCCCGCGCTGAGTTTCGGGCATCTCCTCACCAGCCGCATAAATATTGTGGGGTGCTCCGGACCCGGTGCCGCGTGGTTCCCATTCGATGTACTGGAGCTGGTAGGCGCAGTTAATTACGCGGACACCGTCCTTTCCGGGCACCTCTTCCTTGGTCACGCTGTTAAAAATATCGCCAGCGCGAACATCCAAATCGTCTAGCTCTGGGGACATCTTCTGCAAAATCTTCAAGAAAGGAATTGCCAGATCTTCGGTTTTGAGATCCTGGACCCCTATTCCGGCATCCGCCATGAACATATCCGCGTTCACGATTGCTGGTAGCTTTGCTTTGCCGTTGCTTTTTGCCTTCGCAACTGCGGCTTTCTTCTTAATTTTTCTCGTTAATTTTGTAGCCATAATTATTTTCCTCTCTTTATAGCTGCTCGTTGTCCAATGAATCCGCTAATTAAATGTAGCGGCACNGGGTCACCCGCTTCTACTTTCTCTCGAAACCATGCTTTCAAAGTCATTGGCTCGATTTTTTCGGTCTGTTGAGGGTTNAAACCCTGATCGCCGCACACAAGTATGAAGGCTTGGGCATCCTGATCCTCGCCTTTGCCAAACGTAACAGTGATGTTGTTTTTGATAATGTCTCCGTCGCCTATTTCCCGAATCCATTCAAAAGCCTCATCTTGTTTATCTTTGGGAATGCTGGCACCGTAAACAGGCTTGACGGTAATTTCACTTCCATCCTTCATCACCACTTTTTCAAGATTTAGATCTTCCAGAGCTTGCGGAAGAAGTTCATCAGTGACTTTACGATAAGCCTTTCTGGCGTGTGTCAACTCTTCTTCTTTACGAGCAACCACTTCCTGCAAGTCGTTGGCCTTATTGGCGAGGCGAGCGACTTTATCCAATTTGGTGTCGTCAAGTTTGTCGAGCTGGTCGGAATTGGCGCTTGAATCCTGCGCCATCTCGGATAAGATATCTATCACTCTTTCTTCTCCTTCCATTGTTCGTTGTTCGTTTTTCAGCGGTTGACTTAACCGTCAATAAAGTTTATATCTGACTTTGCAGGACAATGCAAGACCAGAAATATAAATTTTTTACAGAGCCATATGCCCATCAACGCGAAGCCTTCGAGGCCAGCGTGGAAGCTAAAGTATTTGCGCTGCTGCTGGACATGGGAACAGGCAAGACAAAAGTCACTCTCGACACAACAGGCTTCCTCTTTAAGAAAAATTTAATCGAGTTGGTGTTGGTGGTTGCGCCTAAAGGTGTCATTGCCAACTGGGTACCGGAGATTGAAGCGCATTTGCCTCCTGAGATTGAGCGGGAAGTGGTGCTCTGGAACCCTAGTTTGAGCAAGCAGCGCCGTGACGAACTCAACGAGCTGCATACAAAAAGTAGCAAGCTAAAGTTTCTCTTAATGAACGTGGAAGCATTTTCAACACAGAAAGGTGTGGACGTTGCAGAATTATTCGTAAAGCGGTTTAAGACGTTTATGGTGGTGGACGAGAGCACTACCATCAAAAACAGGAAGGCCAAACGAACAAAAGCATTG